TCAGATATTTTTGTTCCTAAAGGTAAATCATATTCTGGGTCATCTTCACGACACAGATGACCTATCCCACAAGTCTTTAGCGAGAGGTGATCGAGATAAGTCTCATATTTGACCCCCTCGTCAATGATAAGTTGTTCTCTTAATTTTTCTAAATCCATTATATTTTTCCTGCACTAACCAACGCTTGAGTTCTAGGATCAGGAACAATTATAGAACTAGATCTTAAAGCTGGCTGTCCTACATTAATTTGTCCTAATCCAGACGCTGGATTTGGTTGTGATATATTTTGTTGTATATTTGATAATTGATTACCTACATTTTGAAGCTGTGGTGTATTTTTAATTATGGCTCTTGCCTGACTCGTTGTTTCATCTACACCTGATTGTAATTGTTGAACTGATGATTGTCTTAATATTCCGTTGATAACACTACCAAGAATTTTAGATCTTCTTTCATTTGGAATATTATTTGTCGCTCTGTAAGCATCAGTAATTTGTTGTCTTGCAGCTTTTCCTGTAAATAATTGACCTATAATTGTAATACGAGCAATTCTACCTATGTTACTCATAAAATTTGTTGCGATATTTCCTGCAACTAAATCTCCTGCTGGTTGATCTGATGCTATTAATTTAATTACTTTTGCAAAATCTTTTATTTCTTCTGCCTCTTTTTTACCAAATATAACAGCAAGTTTACCACCAGACTTACCATCTGATTTTAATATTCTATTTGCTAATTGATCTAAATCTTTTGCA